CAAGTACATCAACGGCTTGAAGAAGAAAGCGCTCGCTGCGACTTCCGGCACGGATCAAACGAACATCGTATCATCGCCGACAACTTTAAGTACTTCAAACATCTTCGCTGAATTGGCGAGAGGTACGGCGATGATCCCTGTTGCGTTGCGCAGGGACCCGAACATGAAAATCTTCATGAACCAAAACACTGCGGAAATCTACTACACAACCCAGAAGAACCAAGCCAATAAGGGTGTGGATATCACTCAACGCGGCATCGCAACGTTTGACGGTTACCGCATTGTTGAAATCACCGATTTGCCTGATAACTTCTTTATGATCGCAAAAGGTACTGCCAGTCGTGACTCTAACTTGTGGTTAGGTTTGAACTCAACAGACGATGAAACTACGCTTAAAATATCTCCGCTGGCAGCCAACTCTGAATTGTGGTTCTTGAAGTTGAACATGAAAGTCGATGTGCAGGTTGGTTGGTATTCTGAAACAATCGTTTACGGATCATAAACCGCAGCACCATGAGTGAATTAAAAATCAATCCGGAAGCTTTACAGCACCTCCAAGCAAACGAGCGCTTTTCGCACATCTACCTGAACGACAACGGCGGGTGGTTGTTTGTGCCGCACCCTGAATACCGCACTGCGGTAAGCAGAGAAGAAGCCCTCAAAGGTTTGTCTGGAACCGCTGTGAAAGCTCCTGCAGATATCCAGGAAGAAGCTCCTGCAGATATCCAGGAAGAAGACGAAGTAAAACAAAACTCTAAAAAATCAAACAAGAAATAATGAAAAAATTCCTTTTCGCATTAATGCTGGTAGCCTTCTCTGCGGTTAACGCTACCGCTCAAAGCACATCGCCGAAGTTCGGCACGACCGCTTCAACGGACAACACGTATCGAAAGCTCACGTTAGGATACACGTCCTACACCGATGCTGCCGGATTCGATTCTGTGCGTATCGCGCCAAGCCGTTATAAGACTTACTACCGCATCGCTTTAACGGATTCTTTCCGTTTGGGTTTTCCGACCATTACCAAGTGCAACGCGGGAGATGAAATCATAATCATCGCAACAGGCGCCAGCGGTAACAAGTTGACGTTCACCACTACGACGGGTACAACTTGGCGGACGGCAGGTACAGCCACTCTATCCACTAACGCAAGCGCTGTATTGACATTCGTGTTCAGCGGCACATTGTGGGTTGAAAAGAGTCGTGTCGTTCAGTAATTAATAACCTAAAAACCAAAGGAAAGCGAAATGTCTTTACCTAATCTTACGTTTATCAAGGGGCAGGGCGGCTTAGGTCGACCACTGCCTTCTAACGACCATATCAGCGGGATGCTGTTCTATACCGCGGATGGAAACCTGCCGTCAGGTTGGACTACATCGAATCGCGTGAAGGCTCTGTATAGTGTGCAAGATGCGGTTAACGCAGGTATCTTGGACACCTGCGCAGACGCTACGGCGGCCACTGCTACTTTCTTGATCGGTACTGCGGGTTCTACCGGAGATACCATCACCATCAAAGTAGCTGATCTGGACGCAACAGGCGCCGCGCAGTCTACGACCTTGTGTACTTACACCAAAGTAGCGGGCGACTCAACTATCGCTTTGCTGGGTGCAAGTATCACCGCTGCAATTAACGCCGGTACCGTGAACCACGGATACACCGCGTCGTTTAACACAGCGACGCTTACGATTACAGCGCCGAAGAAATTCGGCGTTTACTTGAACACGGGCACGCCATACACTGCTACTATCACGGGTACCATGGCCGGAACATGGACGCAAAACGTAGTACCGGGAGTTGCATCTCTGCAAGCGGTTTGGCACTATCATATTTCTGAATTTTTCCGCATCCAACCGAAAGGCGTGCTTTATGTAGGATTCTACGTTGTGCCTTCTCCGTACACTTATACCGAGATCAGTTCAATCCAGAACTATGCCGAAGGCGCCGTTCGTCAAATCGCAGTTTACAAAGACGCTACTGCCATTGCAGCCGCTGACGTAACCGCTATCGACACGGTGTGTAAAACGCTGGACGATGCAGGTAAGAACATTTCTGCCATTATCGGAGGGCACACGACAGGCGTTTCCGATTTGTCTGCGATCTTCACGCTGAACAATTTAACCGACGAAAAGTGTTCAATGGTTCTTGCGCAGGATGGCGGGGCACACGGAAACTTCTTGTACATCACATGCGGGAAATCAATCTCCGCCCTGGGCGCTTGCCTTGGCACAATCGCTTTTGCTAAAGTCAGCGAATCGATCGCATGGGTCGAGAAGTTCAACATGTCCAACGGCACAGAACTTGAAGTACTGGCGTTCTCAAACGGAACCCTGTTTTCAAACTCCGCAGTAACGGACGGACTGCTTGAAGCTTTGAACGACAAGCGCTTCATTTTCTTGAAAAAACATGTCGGTTTATCCGGCTCATATTGGAACGATTCGCACACAGCCGTAGTACCAACAAGCGACTATGCTTATGTCGAAAACAACCGGACCATTGATAAGGCCATCCGTAATCTACGGGCTGCCTATCTGCCTAAACTGAACTCGCCAATCACATTAAACGCCGACGGCACGATGAGCGACAACACCATCACGATGTTGGAAAACATCGGAGATGCAGCGCTTGATCAGATGCTTCGAGATTTTGAACTATCCGCACGACGAGTGCAGATAAGCCCTACACAAGATGTGCTGGCAACCAGCAAGCTTGTTATCGGTGTGGATCTCGTTGTTAATGGCGTGGCGCGCTTCATTGAAATTCCTATCGGCTTCAAACCTTCAATCGCTTAATCAACATGGCAACACCATTAATAAACGGCATAGCGCACTCCTGGAACAACATTAACTTGATCTTGTTTGGCAATCCTGTAATCGGAATTACTTCCGTTGAGTGGGACCGCAAGCAAGAGGTCGTTAATAATTACGGGGCTGGTCCTTATGCCGTATCGCGCGGGTTCGGTAAAGTAGAACAATCCGCAAGCATTGAGATGTATTACGAGACCTGGTTAGGTATCGTGAATGCAGCTCCAAACAGGGACCCGTATTTGATACCCTTGTTCGATGTGCCCATTACTTTCAACGGCGGCGGTATCGTCCCTTCTGTGCTGGTCTTAAAGGCTTGCAGCATCGCTGCGGATCCTGTGACCGTTGCACAAGGTGACACATCCATCAAAGTGAAAGTGGCCTTAACCGTCGGACTCATCGAGAACAAATAAAACACTCGCACCTATGGCAGAGACAAAAGAAATAACCGGTTTAAGCGACGAGCAGCGTGCAGAGATGGAGGAGAAGGCGAAAGTCTTGGCGACTCAACTTAGTGTGCCAAAGGTTCACCCCTTGGCCTTCTATAACCCAGAGACCAAAACCTTCGTCGAGTGCTATCTGAAAGAGCCTAACTACATGACCAAACTTGTTATCTTGGATAAGGTCATGTCGCACGGCATTCACATCGCTTCCGAAGACTTGAGGCAGGCTTGCGTGCTCACTGATCACAGCGACCCGCTGACGTACTCGGACGCCCCTCAATCTGATCCGTTTAAACTTGGAGTGCTGGATTACATCGCTAAATCAATGATTGACACATACGTAGATCAGTTTAAAAAAAAATAGAACGCAGCAGCATAGGAACAGAGAGCCTCGGGGCGGAGCAGCGTAACGCTCTAATCCGGGGCTGTTTGCATTTAAACCCGGAAGAACTCGAAGAAGACGAATGGCACAAAGCCTGGGCGCAAACGAAATACTACCTCCGAATTGTACACAGCGTAAAATATGAATAGATGAGTAAAGTCGTTGAATACATCCTCTCCCTCAAAGACCGGTTATCCGCAGGGCTTGCCAGCGCAGATGCCAAAGCCCGTATGCTGGACAGCACGATGGGCAATCTGGGCAATTCTATTCAACGCGCATTCGCCGCTGCAAGCGTTACCGCTTTAGGTTACAAGATCGGCCAAGCGGGTATGCAAGTCGAAAATGCCCGGGTAGGGCTTACGACACTTTTAAAGTCTGCAGATGAAGCAGGTCGTGTGATTAGTAACACGATGGAGGACGCCACTAAAACGCCGTTCGACTTCTCTACACTCTTGCAAGGGCAGAAGCTGCTTATCTCTGCAAGCATAGGGGCGGACCGAGCTCGGGAGGATATGCTTAACCTGGCGAACGCCATCGCCGCGACAGGTGGAGGCAATGACGAGCTGCAACGGATGACCGTCAACCTTCAACAAATTGCCAATACCGGAGAAGCTACGGCCATGGACATTAAGCAATTCGCTTACGCCGGAGTTAATCTATACGCGCTCCTTGAGAAAGCGGGCACTAAAGTCGATAAGAACAACCAAGACCAGGTTATCAGTTATTCGGCAATAACCGACGCTTTACGCAAGGCTCACGAAGAAGGCGGGCTTTATGCAGGAGGTCTGGAAGCCATGGCGGGAACTACCTCTGTGCAAGTCTCAAACCTCGGCGACAAGGCTTACAATTTGGCCGTGACAATGTTCAATGATTTAAAGCCTGCTATTGATAGCGTGATAACCGGATTATCGAATGCGATAGACTATTTGCGCCAAGGCTGGGAGTGGTTGAAGAGAAATCGCGATGCCGTCGTCACAACGGCTAAAGTGGTGGGCGGTTTGTGGTTGGCTTATAAGTCACTTATGGGTCTGCGAGAAGTTATCACCGTTGTGCGGTCCTTCTCACTCGCGATGAGTATGTCACTCGGACCGATTGGATTAGTCATATCTGCGATAGGGGCGCTTGCCGCAGCAGTTGGCATTTACTCTTCATCCATGGACGACGCTCTGCGGACGCAAAACGAGATGCTGCGGGCGCAGAACGATAGCCGCATCGATGCGTTTAAGCAGACCTATGCGACAGACTTCCAATCGTCGGGGCTTACGATGGCGGAATTCCAAAAGCGGGAGAAGGTTAAGATTGACGAGCAGATGAAGGAAATCAACTCTACGACGGAAAAACGTCTTCGCGAGAATATGCTTGTAAGAGGTAAGGTTACCAACAACGCACCCGGACTGCAAGATTTACTTTTCAAAAAGACTGCGCTGGATCAGTTGACAAGTACGAGCTTGTATGACCGGAATGCCGTACCTAAAGGCGCGGACTCCGCATCTGCAAAAGGCAAGAAATTACGCGGTGAATCAAAAGCCATAGGCAGCAAGAACGTAACTATCAATGTGCAGGTGGACAACCTCATAAAAGAAAGCAAGGTCTATGTAAGCAATGTAAAAGAAGGGGCGTCTCGCATTCACGACGTTGTTGTGCAAGCGCTTACCGGCGCATTAAATGACTTCCAAGTAACCGCTGATTAATTATGGAGATATTCAACAGAACAATACCTGCAGGACCTACACCGGACCAAGCACTCCGCCGCTCTGCGTTGGGCACTCCGGTATATTCCGATATCACATTCGAGGCCGGAAGTTATGAAGATGACCAAGGCCAGATACAGACCTTTGAACAGATCCGTCTGGATGCTGTTTTAATGTCCGTCGGGCAGACCAAGAAAATTGTCGAGACGGAAATACAAGGAAGGCCCGGAACGGTGAAAGAATACATCGGCGACGGCGACTACGAGATATCTTTAAACGGTATTCTCACAGGTTCGCACTTGCGCCATCCACGTGAAGAGGTGGCAGCGCTTAAACGCATGCTTACCGCTCGCGTACCTATCGCCGTAAGCAGTCCATACTTGCAGAATTTAGGCGTTACCGATGTGGTGGTGCGGTCTTACTTCTTCGCCCAAAACGAAGGCGGATATGCATACCAGGCATTCACGATTGAAATGGTTTCAGATACACCCGTAGAATTGAAGATAAACGAATGAGGTTTCTCCGAGTCCGACATATCGTAACCATTACGCAGACTCCGAGTAACGATTACCCGGACCGCAACAAAGTACTAACGCTTACTTTCCTGACGTCGTATTCCGCATCTTCAACCTGGCAGAATCTAAGCGACTCCGGATCGCTTGTACTTCCGAAAAACCTGTATTACCGCGATGCGTTTGGAAAGCCTCAACCCTTGTCGGGTAAAAATATAAACGCTGGCGGGTTTGGATCCGTTCCGCTTTTCATGCGTGGCGATTCGGTGACAATAAAGTGGGGTTACAGCTATCAGGATGAAAGAGGCGCAACGATTACCGAAATGTACGACGTTTTTCAAGGCTTTATCTTTAAAGTGAAACCCGGTTTATCGGTTGAATTCGAGTTGAAGGACAACATGTTTAAACTCATGCAGAAGCCTTTAAAGCCTAAACACTTCGGTGCTTCTGATACGTTGGAAAGCATACTGCAATACATCACAGAAGGAACAGGCTTCACAGTTAATCTGCTTCAAACAACCAAGATAGGACCGTTCACCATAGGCCACGAAACACCAGCGCAAGTGTTACAGAGGTTGCAAAGAGATCAGGGGCTCGAAAGTTATTTTCGTGGGGACGAGCTGCGCTGTGGCGCACTGATCTATATTGAAGACGAGGCGCAGACGCACGTGTTCCACTTCGAGAAAAACATTATCGAAAGCGATCTGGAATACAGAAGAAAGGATGATATCAAGATGTCTGCCATCGCGCACAATACCATAACCGTTGATGGCTCCGGCACCACTCAAGACGGGCAGACGAAAAAGAAAAAAAAGCGCATTCAAGCCCTTGTTGAGATGCTCCCAAACCCTGCGGCCGGAGAAAGTGAATACACCGTAACGGATGTATCCGACGGGCACGCCCCGGAGAACGTCGAAGGTGAAAGACGCACTTTCTTTTTTCCCGGTGCGAAAAGTATAGACGAGCTCGGAGAACTTGCTTATAATCAACTAAAAAAATACTATTACAACGGACTGAAAGGCACCTTTAGAACCTTCGGCATACCCCGTGTAAAGCATGGCGACAACGTGAAGCTGATACACCCAAGGCTTCCGGAATATAACGGCGTTTACAAAGTGAAGCAAGTCGACGACGAAAGCCAGAACGGGTTGCGACAGATTATTGAACTTGATTACAAAATAAATACATGAGTGCCGAGATCCGCAGACTTCTACAACAGCTAACCAAGACCGCGAAGTTATACGCGGATGCTGTTGTCGTGTCCGTGGATGAAGCAAATCGAAGTGCTGTGGTTGAACTGCTCGGAGAGCATCCCGTAGAAATACCGGTGCGCTTGATGGCCGCCGTTGACGATGGCGTTCTGGTCCTTCCCGAAGCGGATAGCACCGTTATCGTGGCCTTGACAGATGAACCGTATATCGCGATGTTTTCCGGTGTGGAAAAAATCATTTTACGGGGCGGTCAATTCGACGGACTTGTGAAGGTTGCAGACCTCGTGACCAAGTTAAACAACCTTGAAAATAAAGTGAATGATCTGGTAAGTAAGTTCAACGCACACACGCACGTGTTGACGTTGTCCACTGGTACCGGAACCGCAGCGCCGACCGTTGCACCTGTTGTCGGAACGCTCACACCTACACAGCAGATTGATTTGGAAAACGAAAATATAACCCATGGATAAGAGATTTGATATACGTATAGCTTCGGCGTTTGTCAATGCCAATAATGACATAGAGTTCTACGACTCCGACGAAGACCACATTCAGGATACCATTGAGGCTACTCCCGGCTCGTACAAAGAGCATCCGGCAGATGGCGTTAATGCTATGGCCTATCTGAACTCAAGCGGGCAGGAGTCTACCATAGCGCGGAAGATATTTGTGCAACTTCAAAGCGATGGCTACCGAGTCGAGAATCCGGAAGTGCGGTACTCTCCAAACGGCAGTCTAACTATTAATCCAAACGCAACAAGATGACAACATTCACAGCGATAAGCAACTCAACTATTTTCGATGTGTGCTTGAATACCTACGGCACACTCGACCACCTTGTTAAACTAATGGACGACAACGGGCACGAAGGAGTCGATACGTACCCAGTCAACGGGCAGCAGTTCACCTACGACGAAACACTTGTTAACAATATAAGTGTTAACAACGTGGGGAGTCCTGCGGGTGTCAGCGGAACTTTAAGTCCAATTAAATACGCAACGCAAAATGCCTGATACATATAAACTCTATTCCAGCACCGCAGGGATCGTCGTCGCAAAAAACGGCAAAGTAATAATGGCCGGGAGAGGCGGTTGTCGAACGGCAAACGTCGATAGTATTGTGGTTAGCATTAGCGGTCAAGAGATGACATTGCAGTGCGACGAGATAGAGCAAGTGAATGATGAGGCCGTCGCATCGGATTCTGCCTCCGTGTTAGCCGCCATCGCGATAGGCTTAGGATTCAGCTTTGCATAATTAAAACCTAATTAAATAATCGAAATGCCTACTTATAAACTTTTTTCAACCATGTACGGAGTGGCCGTTGCGGAAAATAACGACGTTATAATGGTCGGACAAGGTGGATTCAGAGCCGCTAACGTAAACACGGTAATCGCCAATATTGCAGGGCGGGAAATATCTATCCCTTGTGCCGATGTATCAATAGTAAACGCAGAAGCGCCTGGCACGCCAACTTCCGCAGCGGTATTGGCCATTGTGGCAGCCGGACTCGAAATTCTTGTATAATTAAAAACCCAATATAAACATGGCAAACATTAGTTTTCTCCAGCTCGAAGAAGGGCAACCGATTATCTTGATTGATGCACGGCACCAGTCTGGCAATCTTAAAACCTATATTTCAACGGGTAACGACTATGAGACGGTCACCGCTGAAACATTAGGCGAATTGGAGTCCGACGATCCGGTAGTAGAAATCGTGGCAATCAACAACTGCCTCGTTGACACTTCTTGCGAGATCAACGTGAACAATGATTTCGACGGAACAATCACAAGCCCTGCGATGTCAGTCGTGGCTCATGAGGTGATTGGAACACGTCCCCCGCGCAGACCTAAGTGATGAAAAGCATTTGGCCTGCCATATTATACATAGTCGGGTTCTTGGGTTTGGCTTGCGCCATGAACCTAAGCAGCTCGATTATGTTATATGACACAGCCGACGCTTTTCTAAGATGCATCTATGCGGGTTTGCTTTGGCTGTATGCAAGAAAAGCAGGTGCAAACGCCGTTGTAAGCAGTGTCTTTACGATTGGCTTTTTCTCGGAATTATGGAATTTAAAAGATGAACTCACAGGGACCGCGACGGAATTCAAATCAGATGAAGTTTTGTTCTTCACGATCCTTGTTATAATGATTGATTTAAACGTATGGCATCATTATCGCTGCTCACACTCTTACAGGTCCCATCGGTAGACCTACTCACCAAGCTAACCGACAATATGCTCACGCTGGGCATATTGGGAATGGGCGTCTGGGTGATGTGGAAACGCGACCAGCGCTACCGCGATAAGCAGGACCAAAAGCTCGACGCGCTTGAGAAGAAATTGGAACAATACATCCAAGAAGATCACAAGGTTATGCTGGAACACATCGAGCGCGCCACAGATGCGCACGTAGAAAATACAAGTATGCTTAAACAGACAAACAGAATACTCGGCTGCTTCACAGAAGAAATGATGGAATTCAAAGGCTCTGAACTTTACACCGAATACTTAAAAACCAAGAAAAGATAATGGAAACAACTATCCAATACATCCAGGAGAATTGGCAGTCAATCTTAACCGGTTTGGCTGCCATGTATGAAGTCACTATCCGGCTCATCCCGACCTCGAAGAGCTGGTCGGTTATGACTATTGCGGGACGTGTTTTTAACGCATTGCTTCCAGACCGACGAACGGAAAAATGATCGTAACTCTCAACACGACAAACATACAAGCGAACGCTATACTCTACCTATACGAGTCCGGCGGGAATTGTTATGTCGTGTTGGAGTACTTAACAGGTCTTCCTGTTAACGAAGCCCCGCTTCAAGTATCGCAGAGCTATGACGCGCTGCAGGATGCTTTAGGTTCAACTTTCTTCGAAGCAGGGCATGCGAGCTTTGGCGCCATCCTTATCAACGCATCGCGTTTGAAAAGCATATCCGCAGAGGGTGTGCTAACCTTCGACAATAACCGAGCTGTCACGACAACAAGCTCGGTAAGTGCGGTTAAGTCCGCAGCGGAACAAGCCAGCCCGGCTTCTGTGCAATACGTTGATGAAAACGCTGGTGGTTTGACCGTCACTACCATCGAAGTCGATTTAGGGCGCACTCCGTTAAGCAGAGGAACATTTACCGTAACAGATGCAGGGGTTACATCAACAACAAAAATAATGATATGGCAGGCCATGACATCATTAACCGGTAAGGGGTCATTAGCTGATGAAAACGAAATGGATACGTTACTACTCAAGGCCACAGCGGGTTCAGGTAACTTCAAAGTTAATTGGGAGGCAAACGAGGGGTTTGTATTGGCTCCTGTCATAACAGGCGGATTCGTAAATGGAGGTATTTTGACATCAAGACCAAACACAGGTGCGTATCCAACAGCGGACATAAACCGACTTTTCAGGACGGTTAAACTCGGGAAGGTAGTAGGCAGATTTAAATTTAATTACATAAAAATATAACACATGGCAATCATTCAATCAGGGGCTTCAGATAGCGTAATCGTAAACATTGGCGAAGCAGTCGCAAAGGGGTTACATAGCATCGCAAAACCACAGGATTACGGCACATTGGGCCACTATGCAGTATCGGTTCAAACGGGCTCAATCGGGGCTGGGTCGGCTGCAAATAGCGAACTTGTGCAATTACGTTGGACGGATGCGACAAGGGTTTGCGTTATCACCGAAATCGTGTGCAATGGGCTTATTGCCTCTACCGCTTTCGCAGCGGGTTCAATTACCTTAAATGCAACGATTTGCAGAGGTTGGTCAGGTGATGGGTCAGGCGGTACTCCAATCACTTTGACGGGGGATACAAACCAACTCAGGGCATCTATGGGCGCTTCACTTATGGGTAGTGCAAGGGTATCAACAACAGCAGCATTGACGGCAGGAACAAAAAACATTGACTCCCAACCAATCGGGATGATTACATCTCATTCAAGCGGGGGGGTCGCTTCGGCTACGCCCATTATCGGGAGCATTTACCTACCAACACCACAGCTATACAAGTGCGACCTTGCAAGCGGTGAGCATCCTATCACATTGGTTCAAAACGAAGGCTTGATTATTCGTTCAACCGTTCCGGCAACGGGTGTATGGGTAGCGGGATTTACCATCAAATGGATGGAATTATCAATATTTTAATCAACTATGAAGCAGATACTCGACCAACTCAAGACGATTACACCGCCTCGCTTGGTGCGTGAAGCATTGGCACTGTATGGTGTGACGGAAGCGACAGGATCAAAGAACAATGCCGTTATCGTGAACTGGGCAAAAGAAACCAATATCAAAGGCGATAATTGGTATAGCGCTGATTCAATACCCTGGTGCGGTTTGTTTATGGCTGTAATTGCACAGCGGGCTAATTGGCAGCCTCCGAATGAAGCATTAAGGGCTTTGTCATGGGTTGACTTCGGCAATAAGTCACCACAGCCATCATTGGGTGATGTGCTTGTGTTTAAGCGCAAAGGAGGCGGACACGTTGGTTTATATGTTGGTGAAACCGTTGATTCGTTCTATGTATTAGGCGGTAATCAGAGCGATAAGGTAAACATTACCCGTATCGCTAAATCCCGGTTATTTGCCAGCAAACGGCCACCGTACAAGATACAGCCCGAATCGGTGAAGCCTTACCACTACACATCAAGCGGTGAATTAAGCGAAAACGAAGCATAAAACTTTTAGCATAGGTGTTTTAAGATGATCGGCCTGGCGTTTCTACGCCGGGCTTTTTTTATGTTCAAAATATTTTCTAAAAAAAGTTGAAAAAATATTTTGCCATGTGATAAACATATCACTATATTTGCTCCATAATTAAACAACAAATGAGGCGGCAACTCATTAATCACGGCAACAAGTATCATGGCAACAATAATAGCAACAGCCCCAACTTCTTACCAATTAGCTTCATTAAGACTCTTCGGAATGGAAATCACCTCAAACCCCGACGGTTCACACACTGCCAAGCAAGTGTTTGAATCAGTCGACGAAGCTAAAGCGTATCTGGTTGAAAGAGCAGAAATGTACTTTGATGGCAATTCTGACGACGATGAAAAACGCCTTGCCGACGCGATTGAAAGAATAAACGACTACGGGAGTGTTTACCTCGATGCTGCTTACGCATCAATAGAAGATTAAACCAATTATGAGCGAAAAAGAATTAGACAGGGCCCGCGTAGAGATAGCGGGCCTTTTGAAACAACGTCGATCCGAGATGGGTTTAAGCCAACAGCAGTTGGCGGACAAGATCGGCGTCGCAAGAGAAACTATTAACCGGATGGAGGCCGGTAAATTTTGGCTTGTTATGAAACAATTCGTTTTGGTCTGTTCAGCTCTGGAACTTGACTACCGAAAAGTATTCAATTAAATATTTGTTGCGCCTTTGACTTAAAGCAATTATAAACAGATGCTTTAGGAGTCCTGTTCTGGGCACTCTGAAAAACACTCGAAACCCCTGTAAACACAATGTTTCAGGGGTTTTCTGTTGTTGCACCTCTTTTGAATCTGTCCACTTTCTGACCAATGTTTGCGCAGATGTGGTTAAATTTGTTGCACCTATTGCTGTACCCGATGTTGCACCTTAACTACTCACTGACTGTGATGTGCCGGAAAACCGTTTACATCCAGGTAATATTTCAGAGAAAAAGATATCTGAAATCCACCGGCGTGAAATGTAGTGAAGAAAACTTTGATAAATCCGCGCAGGATTTCCGATACGTCAAACGCCAGGATAAGTTACACGAATATAAAAACCAACAAATCCGCAAAGCCTATCAAGACGCGGAGGCTTCGATATTAGAGGTCCTGCGCAAGTATGGTTCACTTTCTGCGGATCTGTTGAAGCTTGCGCTGGAAAATAAGTACGCCAAAGCGCAGGCCCTTATTGATTACATGGATAGGTACATTGAAGTGACCAAACTTGCACCGAACACAGAACGTCGATACAGGGCCATAATCCGCGTTAATTTCAGCCCGAAGTACAGTAAGCTCGCTGTGGTGGAGGTGACGCCTAAATGGTGCGCGCATTTCCATCAGGAGTTGATCGCGCAGGGGTACGCATCAACAACCATCTGGACGGTTTTCAAGTTTTTAAAATCTGCGCTTGGCTTGGCTCGTGAAGACATCGACTTCGCTTTTCCGATTGGATCGCAGAAAGGGCAGTATAAAATGCCGCCGTATAAAAACCCGGACCGCTTCTTTTTAAGCACTGATCAGATCAGTCAGTTAAAAACCTATTACGATTCGCTGAATCCGGTTTGGCGTAATGCGAGCCGGTGGTTTGTGCTCCAAACCAAGTTGGGTTGCAGAGCCAGCGACTTGCTAAATTTTCGCAAGCATGAAATCAAGGACGGAAGATACTACCTATCCGACGTGAAGACAAAGAACCAGCATTACATACCGCTTTATCCTGCCCTCGTAGAGGCCCTGCAAGCCTTAGAGCGCCCGATCGGTTCCTATGACAAGTACAACAAAGCACTGCGGGAAATTGGGCAAGATATGGGCTTGCTGTTCAAGTTGACTACCCATGTCGCACGTCACACCTTTGCCGTGAGCAGCATTAACAGCAGCGTGCGGACGGAGTTCGTGATGAAGGCCATGGGTATTAAGAAAGCCAGCACTTTCGCTGTGTACGGAAAGTTTACCGACGACCAGATGGATAAGGAGTTTGGGAAGTTGTAACTACTCCCTGACGTCTTGTGTGAGAATTTTCCACGCGCCCGGCTCGCTTGGGTCCTTGAGCGTGTCGTGTTCCATGATGTAATCGAACTTTAGTATCTTCTTCAAACCTAAAGCGGTCTTTCCTGTGCATTCACCAGTCACGCGGTAAACGCCGCCGCCCAAGTCCTCTGCTTTCCTGTTTCCAAAGTCTGCTTCTTCCGGGAATTGCATTTTCTTTTTTACATGCTCTTTGGTCCAAGTTATCGCCCAAGTATCCGCATTATTTCGCTCCGGGCGCGCTCCGCAGGCCATCAAAAACAGGGTGAAAAAAATTATAAGTCTCATAATATTAACCATTTATGCATCGTTACTTAACCTTAACCCTTTTATTTATGAAAAATCTTCAAGCAGTCTCAAGACCTCTTCCACTCGCTGTCGTCTGTCAGATATTAACTGCTGCGCTCTTTTCCGAATCTCATCCAACGGGCGCTCGGAAACCTTCGCCAAAAGTTCGCAAAGCAGCTCCACAGAAACGAAAGCGTAGGAGTTAATGTTCATCAAAACCGCGTTGGCTTGGTCCGAACTGACCGATTTCAACGCGGGTTTTGTTTTATATTCTCCCCGCGCTTCATCCACCATTCCCGAAATCGGTTCTAATTTATAGTGAGAATAGAACTTATTTAAAAACTTTTTACTCGGTTCTAAATTGCCGTTCAGGTAGCTTGATAGGTTTCCTTTGCTGATACCTAAAGCCTTTGCTATATCTGAATCGTAGCGGATCTTGCCCGTTACTCTCAAGTGCTTTACAGCCTCTTTAAAATTCGATATTTCTATGTTATCCACAGCCATTTGTTAATAAATAAAATAGAACAAAGTTTTGAAGTTTTAAAACTTGGTTTTACATTTGTTTGCAGAATTGAAACCAAAACTGAAACCAAAAGTAAAGTTTTTTAGATGAAACTCTCAAAAAAATCACGTATAAAATTTGAAAGCGCGGATAACTTCCTGAATCTCTTAGCAGTGCGTCTCGGAGTGTCGGAGTCCACCGCTCGCCGATACTGGGCAAAAAACCACCCGCGCCTCACTCAAATCGGTGTAGTCCGATTAATCGAAGAACACACCGGACTTCGAGAAAACCAAATCATTGAACTGGAAACCGCGTAATCGATGGAACTCTCCCGCACAGAACTTCAACAGATGCTTGATGCTGCCGCACAGAAGGCCGTTGCTCTTTATCGGGCGCAGGACCAACTGCAAGAGATTTGGGAAAACAAGTCGCAAGCTGCGCGAAGACTTGGCAGGTCTCGCACAACTATTCGCGAGATGGTTAAGCGCGGAGAGATCAAAATATTACCTAACGGAAAATACACACTGGCATGAGAACAATACTTGGCGACGAAGCTTTTGAATTCATAATCGGCTTGCTGTGCTGGGTTGGTATCCCGTCCGCGATAGTGCTTGGAGTGGCTTTTCTAATGTTCATGCTTGAAAAAGACAACAATGTTACAGAACTATAATTTCGAAAACAGCAGGCCCTACCTGCTTAACGTGAAGTGGTTGAGTGAACAAATTCAATCCGCAAAGCTTGGCTGGCAGTTATCTGTCACCGAAGGACTTATCCAGACTCATCTGCATAAAAAGATATTAGCGCAAACCGGTTCTGCTTGGCTTGCTACATCGCACTGCAACGACCTGTTTAATCAATCACTTATCAAACGCTGTGAATTAATCGCTTATGGAAACGCCTGAAACAATACACCCGCGAGTCGCCAGTATTATCGACTCATGCAAGACGCACCTGCAACTTGAGACCTGCGCACAATGGGCAGAACACATCTACACCGGCAAGGCTCTCGATGAAGTTATGCAACTCATTGACTTGAGACGCAAACGGCTGGACATGACCTACTGCAAAGTGCACACAATGGATTAAGAAACCTTTAAAACAAACATATATGACAATCTCTCTCGACGTCAACCCGACGCAACGCAACCTCGACGCTTTAAAAGCATTCATCGCCGTATTGCATGGCGAAGACACCACACCCGCAGAAGTGCAAGAAGCACCACGCCAGGCTCCTAAAAAGGCCGAGTCTGTTAAGCAGACCGAAGCACCAAAACCCGAAGCACCCAAGCCCGCAGAAATCGACGCAGACCAAGTCCGCGCAGTGGCTAAAGAAGTGCGCGAAAACGGCGCTACACCGGACCAAATCCGTTCTGTGCTCTCTTCCTTCGGTGCTGCAAGTGTTACTGCTCTGTCTGCTGAACACTACGCTGATGCTATTACTGAACTGAAAAAACTTGCAGCATAATGGCACACGCCCTCCTATCTCCCTCCGCTGCTTCGCGATGGCTCACGTGCACCCCTTCCGTTCGATTGGAAGAGGCGTTCCCTGACCGCACAAGTGAAGCAGCGGAAGAAGGGACACTCGCACACTCCCTCGGTGAATTGATTATCTTAAACACGCTTGGTTTGATGACCAAGAAGGCCTATGCCTCCAAACCCAAGGAAATCAAAGCCGATAAGTTCTACAACGAGACAATGCAACAACATTGTGAAGACTACGCTGCTTTTGTCGTGGAGCGCTACAATGAAGCCTTGAGTCGTAACAGCGACGCGCAAATCGTGCTTGAAAAGAAAATTGATTTAACCAAGTACTTGCCCGAAGGCTTCGGCACCGGAGACGTCGTAATCGTTTCAGATGATTTACTTGAAATCATAGACTTGAAGTACGGCAAAGGCGTTCCGGTAAGTTCAGAGAAAAACAAGCAGCTCATGCTATACGGTTTGGGTGTGCTTGAGTCCTACGACTTCCTCTACGACATCAAAGAAGTTCGACTGACAATCTTCCAACCTCGTATAGATAACACCTCTTCCTGGTCAATCGATGCCGCAGAACTGCACACGTGGGGTGAAGAGTTCGTCATCCCGACTGCTAAAGCAGCCTTCGAAGGAACAGGTGAGTTTGTTGTCGGTGATCACTGCCGCTTCTGTAAAGCTAAAGCACAATGCCGCGCACTTGCTGACTACAATCTTGAACTTGCCAAGTACGAATTCAAAGCAGGTAATCTCTTAACCGATGAAGAAGTGAGCGACATCTTAAAGCGTGCGGACTTCTTCACCAAATGGATTAGTGCCGTTGAAGACTTCGCCTTGCTCGAAGCCGTGAACAACGATAAGCACTGGCCCGGATTCAAATTGGTTGAAGGCAGAAGCAACCGCCAATACTCCGATGAATCAAAAGTCGCAAGTGTTTACAGCGGTCAAGGATTAAGCGAAGAGGACTACTACAACCGCAAGTTGAAAGGTATTACCGACATGGAAAAGAAGCTCGGTAAAAAGACATTCGACGAGCTTGTAGGCCCGCTCTTAATCAAGCCCGCAGGTAAACCAACACTTGTGCCTGAAACCGACAAACGCCCTGAATACCACAGCGCGAAAGGAGCCGCCTCCGACTTCGCCGAATACATAGAAATCGATAATTAGTTCACCCGTTAAAACGTCAAAAATGACACAAACAGAAAACAAAAATCCACTTCAACAGACGAAAGTGGTCACCGGAAAGGTGCGACTCTCTTACCTGCACGTCTGGCAGCCATCCGCAGCCAATGAAGGCGGCGAACCGAAGTACAGCGCTTCGCTGATTATCCCGAAAGAGGACAAAAAGACCTTGGATAAAATCAAGGCCGCCATTGAAGCCGCGAAGGTGCAAGGCAAAACAAGCAAGTGGGGCGGTAAAGTTCCTGCGAACTTGAAGACACCGCTGCGCGATGGTGACATCGACCGTCCGGAAGACCCGGCTTACGAGAATTGTTATTTCGTAAGCGCGTCCGCCAAAACCAAGCCTGGTGTTGTTGACCGCTCTGCTAATCCAATCATGGACCAGGACCAAGTGTACAGCGGATGCTATGCCTTCGCTTCGGTAACATTCTACCCTTACGATGCCAGCGGCAACAAAGGCGTGGCCTGCGGACTTAATCACATCATGAAGGTAGCCGATGGAGAGCCTTTAGGCGGTCGCGGCACAGCAGAGTCCGACTTCGCTGAATTGATCGGCGGGGTTGAAGATGAAGACGACTTCATGTAAAAATTGCTAAGGGGCCAAGCCTTAATCTTGGATTAGTTCTTTTAAGTTGAATTCAGAATCTCACCGAGTTAAGCGACTCGGTGAAACGGCAGGACGGTCATCAGTTTTTCATGTTAACTGGTCGCGGGTTCGATTCCCGCAACTGCCACAAACTTTTAAATATCATGAAACCATTACACCTTATTGCAGGAAAAGACCCAATACGCCCCAATATCGGGTACTTACAAATCAGAAACGGCTTTGTCTACGTGACAAACGCATGGGCCGCCATTAAGATACCTACTTGTGAAGTATTTGGCGATGGCGTTATCGCAGACAGCGAAGAGCTTTACATCGACGCAGAACAATGGGCTGCTTCCAAGTTGCACAGCGAGACCGTAATCATGCGGACGTACAACACGCTTCGCGGGGTTAAATCGAAATTATCCGTTCAGATGCTTACGCCCGAAGAGTTTATCGAAGCTGCGCAAGGGCGTTACCCTGACGTTGAAACCGTACTTCCTGCGGAAGATAAGCCGCTTGGAGCTGTGGAGTATATCGGGCTCAATCCGATGTTATTAGCTGACGTGTACAAGGCTTTGAAGTTTGACACTAAGAAATTCTCGGAGCGGATCTGTTTAGGGTTTGAAGCCTCAAACCGTGCTATCCGTATCACGCATCCCGATATGATCGCTGGCACTCGTGTCATCCTGATGCCTCTGGCGTTTGATGAATACGTCGCACCGCTACAACCTACGTTCGTTGAAGATAATATAGACGATTTACTGTAATGCCTACACTATCCATCGACATAGAGACTTATAGCGACTACGACTTGAAGAAGTGCGGGGTGTATAAGTACGTCGAATCTCCAAACTTCGAAGTGCTTGTTATCGCGTATCGCATAGACGACAGGCCTGTGCAAGTGAGCGGTGAAGACCTTACCTCCGATGCGTTCAAATGGATGCTTACCGAACCTTCCTATCTGAAAACAGCATATAACGCCAACTTTGAAAGGGTGTGTTTAAGCAAGCACTTCGGTATCGACCTGCCTGCAGATCAGTGGGAATGCACAATGGTAAAAGCCTCCATGCTTGGACTACCTATGGACCTCGACACCGTTGCCAGAGTGCTTGATATCAAGGAGCAAAAAGACAAGTCGGGTAAAGCACTTATCCGCTACTTCTCGGTGCCCTGCAAGCCGAGTAATGCTAACGGCATGCGCACACGCAACTTGCCTGAACACGACGCGGAGAAGTGGCAGCAGTTCGTTGATTACTGCAAGCAGGACGTGCGTGTGGAAACCGCTATTCGTGACAGCATTAAGTGGTTCAACATACCCGAGAACGAAAAGCGTTTATGGGTGCTTGACCAGGACATCAACGACTATGGCATTCGACTTGATAAGATGTTCGTTAAGAACGCCCTGCAAATCTATCTGGACTACTCCGCGAAATTAATGCGCGAAGCAGAGGAGTTGACCGGACTCGATAATCCGAACAGCGGGGCGCAGTTGAAGGAGTGGTTAAGCGCTGCTATGGACCAAGAGGTTACGACCTTGAACAAAGAGACGCTCCCAGAACTTCTTAAAGCCGCGGACTCTGACGTTATCCGTCGTGTGCTTGATATCCGGCAAGAGCTCGGCAAGACCAGCATTAAGAAGTACGCCACTATGCTTGAGATGGTTTGTGAGGACTCACGCATTCGCGGGCTGCTTCAATTCTACGGAGCCAACCGCACAGGCCGCTGGGCCGGTCGCGGTGTGCAAGTGCAGAACCTCGCCAAGAACAGCATGAAGATGTTGGAGGAGGCGCGCGAGATAGTGAGACGTGGAGACTTGGAGATGGTGGAATTGTTGTGGGGCCAAGTGACCGACGTTTTAAGTCAACTTATCCGTACAGCTTTAACCGCTTCACCTGGGCGTAAGCTAATCTGTTCCGACTTCAAAGCCATTGAAGCCCGTGTAATCGCTTGGCTGGCAAAAGAGACTTGGCGCATGGATGTCTTCGCTTCCGGTGGTGACATCTACAAAGCTTCCGCTTCTCAAATGTTCCGCATACCGCTGGAAACGATTGATAAGTCCATGAGGCAGCGGGGTAAAGTGGCAGAGCTCGCACTTGGGTATCAAGGTGGAGTCGGTGCACTTATCCAGATGGGCGCTTTGGACAAGGGTTTGACTGAAGAAGAGTTACCCGGTCTTGTAAGCGCATGGCGTCGCTCAAGTCCTCGTATCGTAGCACTGTGGAAAGATGTAGAGACCGCAGCCATCGAAGCCGTACAGAATGGTATAGAGACCTCAACGCGCTGTGGGCGGGTGCGGTTCAAAACTTCTCGCGGGATCCTGTTCGTGAAGTTGCCAAGTGGCAGAGAGCTGGCTTACTACAAAGCCAAAGCGGTGCCGGGCAAGTTCGGCAGTTATCAACTGCGATATGAGGGCATGGACCAAACAACTAAACGCTGGCAGCACGTTGAGACCTACGGCGGTAAGTTGGTGGAGAACATCGTTCAGGCCATCGCGAGAGACTGCCTTGCAGAAGCTATGCTTCGATTGGAGAGGACCTACATCGCGATGTCCGTACATGATGAAGTTGTAATCGACGCCGACGGCATAACAGACCCAGAAAAGGTAAGCGCTTTAATGGGTGCGCCGATACCATGGGCGCCCGGACTGGACTTACCCGCAGACACAGACGTATCATTTTTTTATCATAAACAAGATTAAAGTACTATGGCTTTTGAAAAAATATATCAATTCCCTGACGAGGTAAGGTCCGCAGTTAAAAGGATCGAGCAGAGAATAGAAACGGAGCCCGATGGAGGCGAGAGGTTGCGACTTCGGAGCGAGGTAAACATTTGGTACAACGCCTTGTTATTATTCCATCAAACCGTGTGCGCGACTGCTAAATTCAGAGACCAAAAGAAACACTGCGAAACCATCATGCGCGAATTGGAGCCCGTTCGAACTGACACATATCTAAAAGCTAAAATTAAATAGCAACATGCATCAAAGCGTTCTATCTACCCGACAACAAAACTACATCCGGAAGAACTATCTCACAGAGAGTGTGAAGTCAATGGCGCGAAAGTTCGGTATGTCCGCAACACCCATTGCCACTTTCATGCGAAATGAAGGACTGGTGGTGCCTCGTGCTGTTCAGCTAAGCTTCAAGTCATTGGCTCAAGCCGGTAAAACAACATCTACACCGGAGATAGATATGTTTTTAAAAAAGAACTATCTAAAAATCCCAATCAAAACAATCGCTCCTGAAATATGTAAATCTGACACATTCGTAAGAACGCGCCTCCGACAATTAGGATTGGTAATACCCTCCGAATTAGCGGCGCAGCGTCGAGCAGACAATTACTATAAGCCCGGAGTAACCCCTTTTAATAAAGGCAAGAAAGTGTCCAAAGAGACCTACAAGAAGATGAAGCGGACCATGTTTAAAAAGGGGCATATCCCAGCGACTACAAAGCCAAGAGACGGGGTTATAACCATCCGACACGACCACTACAACAGATTCAATGGGAAGCCTTATAAGTGGATCCGTTTGAGCCCCGGTAAGTGGGATCTCTACCACCGCTACAAGTGGAAGAAGCACAGAGGCCCAATTCCGAAATCGCACATTGTCTGGTTCAAGGATGGCGACACCATGAACACCAAGCTAAGCAACTTGGAACTGATCCACAGAGGCGAAGGGGCTCGTAGAAATGGTAGGTCATTCAGATCGCTCCCGGAGCCGCTCCAAAAAACTAAAAAACTTATCAATAAACTTCAAAACGTAATCCATGAAAAACAAACTATCTGATCTGAATGATCACCTTTTCGCCCAAATAGAAAGACTGGGCGACACTGATCTCGAAGGAGATCAATTAAACACAGAAATCAACCGATCAAAAGCGATGGCCCAGATCGCCACGCAGATCGTGAACAGCGCAAAGATCACGGTTGATGCAATGAAGCTGCTTAGCAGAGACGGAAGCACAGAAACCGGAATTATCAAAAATCTTATCGGCGGAAAATCGAATTAATATGGACCAAGAATTCACCACCTGCGTAATGTGCGAAACGGTTGTTGAGGCTGACGAAACAGCCCAAGGCTGCTGCAAAGCATGTTGCGCCCAATATTTAAATCAATAATCACCATGTCACAAGAACAACACCATGCGCTGCAAGTAGCGAAAAAGAGATACCAAAAAGGTACGGCTTTTAAAAGTGAGACCGAAAGAGGCCGCTATGTGAAAGCCAGTAACCCAGATATGTTCTTCATAGAGGAGCACCCGCAGTTCTTTAGAATCGTCGACAAGGGCAGCAGAGGCGTAATCTACGACTCGAAGACAAACACTTGGGCGAGGATAGCAGAGAGACCACTACAACAAAAGCTCGTTGAAGACTACGGCTTTGAAAAGCGCACGTTCCCGCATGGCGAATTCACTACAAACCGATATGAAAAGGACGGATTAAGTGTCGACTTCGATTACTTAGGAGAAGACCTTGTAAACGTGGACGTGTTGGTTAAAGAAACCTTCGCCAATAATCCAGATAATCTGGAAGCATTCATCAAATCATATTTAGAACTCTTAAAACATCAAAATGACAACCAAAGAACTAATCGCAAACCTGCGTAACACCATTGAAGCTTGGGACGGTATCGATGGCGAAGAGCTCGCAAACGACCTTGAAAGAGAAATAAAATTCTTGGATGTGAATGATATGGAACTTGAAGACATCCAACGCAGAGCCGTGGAGGAGTGCGACGAAGGCGAACTGCTGGACGCCTACGTGGCAGAACACGGCATCGAGCCTCTGCTTGAGTGCGCCAGAAAAGAAAACTTCGCGCTCATAAAAGTCGATACGCTGGATAAGTCCACCGCCTTGCGAGAGTTCGTAGAGACAACCCTTTACCCTAATTATAACGAGAGATTCAATTACGAATTGGTATGATCAAACACGACGGGTTGCTGGCCCTCTCCATTGGCAAGCACAGAAAAGATACGAGCTGGAAGGTTAAGGAGCTTAACTGGTCCGAGATAGTCGTCAAGCTATCCAAGACGCATGTAACAGCGGAGACCGTTTCAGAGTACAACAGCGCCAAGAAGTCCAGACAGGACGAGATTAAAGACATCGGCGGCTTCGTTGGCGGTGTTATCCATGGCGGCAGACGTAAAGCCCGAAGTGTGATGTCAAGACAGATTATCACGTTAGACCTTGACTTCGCACATCCGGGCTTTTGGGAGGACTTCACGATGTTGTACGGAGATGCTGCTGTGGTGTATAGCACGCACAAGCACACGCCCGAGAAGCCCCGCCTGCGGCTTATTATGCCGCTTGACCGAGAGGTCAACCCGACTGAATACGAGGCTATCGCCCGACGTGTAGCTGGTAATCTCGACATCGAGCTCTTCGACCCGACCACCTTCCAACCAGAGCGCTTAATGTATTGGCCGTCTACATCCAAGGACGGAGAATATGAGTACCACTTCCAAGACGGGGACTGGTTGAGTGCGGATGACGTGCTTTCGACTTACCGCGACTGGACCGACTGCTCGCAGTGGCCTGTGTCATCAAAAGTCAGTGAGTTGCTGAAAAAGAGCGCCGCCCATCAAGGAGACCCTTTAGAGAAGCCCGGAACGATTGGCGCGTTCTGCAGGACGTATGACATCCACGAAGCGCTTGAAGTCTTCCTGGGCAAAATATACACGCCCTGCGACAATGGGCGGTACACCTATCTGGAAGGATCCACCGCAGGCGGTTTGGTTATCTACGATGATAAGTTCGCATACAGCCACCACGGTACGGATCCGATCAGCGGTAAGCTTTGCAACGCCTTCGACCTGGTGCGCACTCACTTGTTCGGTGCCAAGGATGAAGAGGCCAAGGACGGCACTCCGGTGTCTAAGTTGCCCAGTTACCTGGCAATGCAGGACTTCATCTCGAGAGATGCGAAGGTGAAGCGCTTGCTGGTAGATGAGCGTAATGCCATGGCGCGCGAGGACTTCAAGATGGGCGAGCTCGAAGAAGACGAGACCGGAAGCGATGACTGGAAGGAAAGACTGGACGTTGACCGCCATGGTAATGTGTACGGCACCATTGATAATATCAGTTTGGTGCTTGAGAACGACCCTTACTTCCGCGGTCGCATTGCTTACGATGACTTCGAGAAGTGTGAAGTGGCCGTGAAAGATTTACCCTGGCGCAAGGTCGGATGGCACAACCGCAGACTGGTTGATATGGACGACGCCAACATCCGACATTATCTTGAGAAGGCTTATGGTATCAGTCACCTGGCGAAGACCAGAGACGCGATGCTGGTATGGGCACAACGTAATAGCTTTCATCCGGTGCGCGATTACCTCAACGGCTTGTCGTGGGATGGCGAACACCGCCTTGAGCAACTGCTTACCGAATATCTCGGAGCTTCGCAGACCGACTACGTCAGGACGGTAACTCGCAAGACACTTGTAGCAGCCGTCGCCCGCGTGATGGAGCCCGGCGTCAAGTTCGATAATATGCTTGTGTTGGTCGGCGATCAGGGGCTCAAGAAGTCGTCGCTGTTCATGCGCATGGGCGGGCGCTGGTTCTCCGATA